ACTCTAAGCATTAACTTTCCCGGTAGAAGTTTTTCTAATTTTTCAACAGCAAGGTCGGTTAAGTTTATCATAGCAATATGTATATTAAAAAAGGACCGGAGTATTTGGTGATAAGGAACTCCGGAGAAAACCTCAGTTAGCTATTATGCAGCTAACAGATAATCGTTTTTGCCGATTAAATTTTTCATTTTAAAGTCTTCGTTGACTGACGAGTCTCAAGCGGATCTGCTACCTAATCGAAGCCTAGGTCTCCCCCACTAAATGGTACTACATAATACCATTTGGTGGAGGAGGCGGGAATTGAACCCACGTGTTAAGTGCTCCTACTTTTACCTTTACGTCGTTTTTATATAACTCACTTCATTTTTGAATGAATGTTATTTATGCATCATCAGATGAAAGTAATTTCCACAGAATTCCTGCAGCAATTAATCCCACTAGACCAGCGTCTCCTAGCTGATGAACTATGCCGATAATAGTACCAATGACGTCACCGCCAAGGAAAGGTACACTACCGCCAAAGACTACCTGTAAAACGATAGCCAAGCTAATTAGTGAAATACCAATAGCCGTTGCAGCTGCTACGCCGCTTGTGATTTTATCTAACATATATTCTCCTATGTCGTTTTAAAAAATAGTTTAGCCTTATTTCGAAGGTGTATCATTTTCATACCCGTGTTGCGGTATAAAAAATTCTCATGTTATTATATATATATTTTTTCTACGTGTCGATTGACCAATTATGAAATGATTCTGGTTATCCAGTTTCCCCAGAATATAGTATATATATAAAAAATTGATTTTCCATATTATATATTATACCATAGTTTATGGCAAATGTAAACAGCTAAAGGGTACAAGATTCACAATAATCATCATATTCTTGCTGTGTATTAAAGTCTTTTCTCGATAAATCTTCAGTTGATTCATCTTCAATTGTTAAATCATTTGTATTAAAATAGTATAATTGTTTACCACCATATTTATAAAATGTAATTAAATCCTTCATCATTTCAGACATTGGAACTTTATTGTCATCATATTGAGCTGGATTATATGATGTATTTACAGATATTCCTTGGTCAACATATTTCTGCAAAACAGCCATAATTTTTAAATAACCTTCTGGTCCATTTTGGTCCCATAATAGATCATATTTATTTTTTAGGTTATATATTTGTGGTACAACTTGTGCCATTATACCATCTTTTGATTGTTTATATGACACTAAAGCCCTTGGTGGTTCTACACCATTTGTAGCATTACCAATTTGAGCTGATGTTTCAGCTGGCATAATGGCCATTAAAGTGGAATTTCGTATACCTTTTTTCTTAAGCTGCACTCTCAACTGCTTCCAAGGCATTCTTTCTTTATGTTTGATTAGTTCATTAACCTCTTTTTTATAAGTGTCTATCGGCAGTATCCCGTGACCATATTTGGTCTCCATGTTTTTATAGCAACATCCTTGCTCTTCTGCTAAATTTGCTGAGGCTTTAATTAGATAATATGACCAAGCTTCTGCATATTCATCAACAGTTTCTAAGGCTTCATCATTATATTTAAGACCTCTCTTAGCTAGGAAATATGCAAGGTTAATGATACCAACACCTAATGGTCTCCTATTTATTGTTGACCTTTGTGCTGCAACAATAGGATAATTTTGATAATCTAATAAAGAGTCTAAAGCACGTACAGCTAAATCACAATAATGTTCAAATTGAGATGGGTCATTTATTAATCCCCAGTTAATTGCACTTAATGTACATAAAGATATTTCACCTTTATTTGTATCGTCATATGATTCTAACCCATGTGAAGGTAAATCAATTTCACAACATAAATTACTTTGATGAATCGGCGCTTGCTTCTCTATAAATGCACCATGTGTATTTGCATGGTCTACATTTTGTAGATATATTCGGCCTGTCTCTTTGCGTTCTGTTAAGAATTGAGAGAATACTTCTAAGGCTGACATAGATTTTTTTCTAACTGAATATGCTCTTTCATATTTTTCATATAATTCTTTAAATAAATCTTGGTCTTCAAAGAATGCATCATATAATCCAGGAACATCGTCTGGACTAAAGAATGTTATCTTACCACCTTCTAATAATCTCTCATACATAAGCTTATTAAATTGAAAGGCATAGTCCATATTACGTATACGAGTCTCTTCTGTACCTCTATTATTCTTTAATACTACTAAATCCTCAAATTCATAATGCCATACAGGTAAATAGACTGTTGCAGCACCTCCACGTACTCCACCTTGACTACAAGATTTTACTGCAGATTGGAAATATTTAAGGAATGGTATTAATCCAGTATGTACAATAGAACCATCACCAATATTAGCACCTACTGCTCTAATTTTACCAGCATTAATTCCTAAACCAGCCTTTTTTGATATATATGAAACAATTGATGTTGCAGTAGCATTAATAGAATTTAATGAATCATTAGATTCAAGTACTACACAAGATGAAAATTGTCTTGTTGGAGTTCGGCAACCAGCCATGATTGGCGTGGGTAATGATATATAAAACTGGCTTATAGCATTATAAAATTCTCTTATAAACTTCATGCGTCTACCATTGTATCGTCCAAATAATGTCATGGCAATCATTATATAAAGCACTTGTGGTGTTTCATATAGTGTTCCATCTGACCTATTTTGTACTAAATATTTTGACCTCATTTGTTCCATACCAGCGTATGTGAAGTCATCATCTCTAGAATGATTAACTATATAATTGTTTATATAATCTATTTCAGCTTCTGAATACTTATTTAATATATCTGAGTCATATACACCAGCCTCAATATTATGATTTATAATATCAATAAGAGGCCAAGGGTTTTTATCACCATATACTAACTTCTTAAGCTTATAATTAATAAGCCTTGCTGCTACAAATTGATAGTTAGGTGTATTTTCAGTTATGAGTTCAGATGAGGATTTGATAAGAAGATCATGGATTTTAATTGAATCCATTTTTTCATATATTTGAACATTGGCTCTCATTTCTATTTCAGAAACAGAGACACCTACTAAATCATTACAAGCCCAGTCAAGAACGCGGTGGATTTTATTAATATTAAATAGTTCAGTATCACCACTACGCTTTGTTACAAGTCCAGTTGTCATTTCACTCCAATTAAATTATGTTACAGAATATTTTCGGCAGATATAAGAATATTTTCTCTTGTTTTATATATAGGAACACCTGCAAAATAATCTACAGGCTTTATAGAATCTAAATAAATAATACTTCCTTTTGAATGATCTGAAATATTATCATTTAGTATGTGTTGACCTTCTTGAATGTTTTTAATACGTTCCTCTAAGTCAATTGCAGTATTATGACCTAAGTCTTCTAATACTTTAAGTATATCTTCTTCAGCCATGCCATGCTCTTCTTTAAGTAGATAAAGAGCTGCTGCATAAGAAGCTATTCGAGTTCTTCCGAATGGAACTTTTTCCATTAATCTTTTAATATTAAAGACTAATTTATGGAAAGATGTATAAGTTTTCTTTTGAGCTGAGGTTTGATCTTTGCCTTTAACTAATAGTTTCCCATCAGCGTCAATTACGCCTTCATTAAATGCAGGTGTTTTTTTCCAAGGCGTCACAAGTAATTTAATAAATCTAAATGTTATGATTAAATCTACAGCACCTTCGTTTAAATATTTACTCATTTATAATTTCCTTAATACATCTATAATAGTTGAATCTAATGGGACTTCAACATAACTATCTTCTGGCAAATAATTTAAATATACCAAGAAGGTTTTAATAATACTTCGTAAAGTTATATGTGTTTTAGACATTAAGATTTCTGCACAAACATCTGGTCCTAACACATTAGCTAATATAATAATATGATTTAATATCAGTCGTTCTTTCAAGTCATCATCACGATAATATCTATTGATTAGCCGGTTGATATATTTAAATCTTGATATATCTTCCTTAAAATCTGCATCTGTCGACCACTTATCTTTTTGATAATGTTTGGCCGCGTATAACTCAAAGTTATCTTTAGTCAATTCCATAATATTATTTATGGTTATTTTTTAACGAACTCTTTTAATTGTCTCAATAAACTTTTTTTACTTTTCCGTTTGTCTAATTCTATTCCAACGGTTCTACCATACTCTTCTAAATCATCCTTTGAGGACCTATTTGAATATGATTTAGCTTCATCAACTTTAACACCATTCCAATCATTAACTTCTTTCTGGGTTAAATTCACTGCCATTATTAATTCACCACCTGGTGAAATATAACCACCTAATGATGCACTAGTTCCAATTGGGAACATCTTTTTTGTTTCTCCACTCATAATATCTCCTAATTATTTAAACATACATCTGATAACCAGAAATTTTTAAATCTTTCTGATTCTTTCAGTCTCACCTCAACGTGATTACTCCCTAGTTTATTAATTGTACCTTCAACACCATCAAGTGTTACTACGTCATCATTCACATTAAATAAATTACCAGCCACAAATTTTTCTCTTAAATGAGAGGCTCGTTTCAATTTCACATCTTGTCTAAAAGATTTCTCTTCTCTTAAACCCATACCACTACGGACTGCTTTCATTAGTCCCTCGGCATCTTTAAATTTCTTTGGTACACCTTTAGTAAATGCAATTAAGTCATTGTCTTCAGCAGCTGCTCTCATTTTAGTAGCTGACATACCTTCTGCACCTTCAGCATCTGGGTCTCTTATACCAGCACTTTGAACGTCTAATACATCAAATTCATAAAACCCGTGTCTACCTTTAATGCCATTCCAATCATCTAAAAGCTTAACAAATTCTTGGTGCCTATCATCACCAACAAATATTTCAAATTCTGTATATCCATCTTTATAACAAGTAACTGCTACATCCCAAATATCTTTAACTTTTTTATCCATAAGAACATGTCTAGCGTGTTTAGGAAACATCTTACGCATGTATTTAATTTTAGTCTTCCAATCTAATGGGTTCTTTTTAGCGTTTTGAGTTTGGGTTGCATACACACGATGATCGCCTGTACCTTTTTTCATACTAATATCTAAGAGTCTTTCATGACCAATAGTGGGAGGATTAAAACGACCAAAATTAACAGTGACCGTTTTAGCGGCGGCCTCTTTAATTAAGTGTTCTTTAAATGTATATAATTTTGACATTTACCAATTAGCGTTTTTGTATTTGGTTTTTCCGTCTATTCTTACGATACCAGCATCTTCAGCCGAACGAGAAGAATACAGACC